AATAAATATTTACGACTTCTCTTGACAGGTTCCTTGAGCTTACTCGGCCTGGTAAGATCGCAAAAATAAGCCTAGAGTGTACACAATCAAGTGATACCTCTAGGCTTTTAAAATTCCTAACCCACATCCGAAGTATGCCTTACTTCGTCAGCTCTGCAATTTTTCTTTGCAAATCCTCCTCCGACAATTCCGCCGCATCGACAGTCAAGCTAGTCTGATCAATACGTTGTAGCTTAGGCTGTTCATACTCAGCTAACGCTATAGCCAGTCGTTCAATCGTTTCCTGATCTTCAATCTCAATAGCTTTAACTAACTGTACTTTAAGTATATCAACGGCCGATGGCATTTCAGATATTACTTCATCCCTAATTTTTTTAAACTCGGAGGCTGATAGTCTCATAGCTTCTCGGAGTGCTTTATTTTGACGACGCTTCTCTGCGCCTCTTGCCTGCATCTCACGAGCTGTCTCAGAATCTATCACTGGTCTCAACTGTGCAAGCGAGTTCGGGTGCTTCCCGCAATTTTCGTAACCCATAGGTACCTCCTTAAATATCTTTTAGGAGACGTTTAAGATCTTAATTAAATTTACTCCGCTGTCGCTACGTAAATTTTTAAAAACATATAATTCTAAACCCACATCCGGAGTATGCATATGAAGCTAAGTATGAAACTATTTGAAGACCAATTAAAATATAAAGTAAATCCGGTTGCAAAAACACTTAAAGATCCTAAGTATAGATCTAAAGTTGTACCAGATAAAACTAAATATAACCGAAAGAAAACTATTAAACGAAAGGAATAGTATGACTAAGTACGCTATATATACTCAATGGAAGGGTACTAGTAAATATATTTGTGAAGCTAATTCTGAAGAAGAAGCTAAAAAGAAATTTTATAAAGGTCTTTATGATAAAGATCTAGAAATCCGTGAATACGGTAAAGGCCTATTCAACGGCATGTTTTTAAATGAAGAAATAACTACTATTAAAGAAAGGGAATAGTATGGCTAAAGTAACAGCATCAACTATATTACATGAAGCAGCAAAGCTTAAAGAAAGAAAGCAATCTGATTATCAAGGTGAAATGTTTAAAGAAGAAGATTACTTTCCGTTTGGTAATAAATCTTATATACATATGATACATACTAAATATCTACGCATGAGAAGTCTTGCTGAAACTGAAAATAAAAAGATTAACTTTGAATCATTAGAAGATACGTTAATAGATATGTCAGTTTACTGTGCAATGTTTGCAGCTTATTTAGAAAATAAAAAGTTAGAAAATGCAGATGTTATTGATAAAATTAATTTAGAAAATCCTGTAATGAGGTCTGGCTAATGCAAATATATAACGATAAATATCTAAAAACTGCAGAAGAAATATTAGTATTTGGTCATCAAAGAATGACAAGAAGTGGTGTAGTAAGATCTCTACCATTCAAAGATTTAGAATTTGATATGCGTAACGGTCACTTTCCACTTCTAACATCGCGTAAAATACATTATGATGGTGTGTTCGGTGAGTATGCTGCAATGATTAGAGGACCTAAGAATATAAAAGACTTTCAAAAGTGGGGGTGTAATTATTGGAATGACTTCGGAGATCCTGATACTGGCGAGTTACGCCTTGATTACGGTAATAGTTGGATTGATTATAATGGCGTTAATCAAATAGATGAACTTATACATAACTTAAGAATAGATCCATATGGCAGACGACATATTATTAATTCATGGAAACCTGATAATCTAAAGAACTTATCATTACCATGTTGCCATATTATGTATCAGTTTTATGTAGATCAAGATAATCATAACGGTATTGGTGAACGTACTTTATCAATGATGATGTATCAAAGATCAGGTGATTGGATGCTAGGCGTACCTAGTGATATGGTATTTGGTGCAACTATGCTAGCATGCGTAGCTAATATGATTAATGCTAAACCAGGTACATTGAAAGTAGCAATTGCTGATGCACATATTTATGAAGAACATTTTAATACTGCATGGTATCAAATAAACAATGGATATATACATATAGATCCTACATATAATTTACAACCACAACTTAATATGTATGAGTTTCAACCTAAGCATATAGAAATACATAACTATGAACATAAAGGAACTATAGATTATGAACTTAAAACGTAATTTAAATTATTCACAATGGCTATCAGATATAATAGATATGCATGATAAATTCGGTGCTAAAGAATGGGTTGACCATAAATTTGCAATGAAAAACTTTAAAACTCTAAATGATTTCTTAGCATTTAGATTAGATTTCTTAGAAGAAGAATTTGAAGAAACTCAAATGGCCTTCTTAAATAAAGATCCAAACGAAGTAGTCGATGGATTAATTGATCTTATTGTTATAGCTATTGGCACACTACAATTATTTGATTGTGACGCTGATTTAGCTTGGAATGAAGTACTACGTGCTAATATGGATAAAGAACCTGGAGCTAATAAATCTAGAAAGAATCCATTTGGTTTACCAGATATGAAGAAACCTAAAGGATGGAAAGGTCCTGAGTATCATGGTGGTCATGTAGGAATGTTAACAGAAATATTTAAAAATGAAAAAGAACGCATTCAAACATTAAGAGAAAAGCGCGATTTAAATAACGAGCTTAAAAATAATATAGCAAACTCACAATATGAATAAGGAGTATAAATATGAGTGACGATTTACAAAAGACTAATGTTGCAGAAGGAAAACCTGTAACAATTGATGATATTAGATTAGCAATTGTTGGTGATAAAGATAAATTATTACTAATAAATGTTTTTGATAATTTAATTGGTGAAAATAATAAACTTAAAGCTGAGCTAGCAGCCAGCGGAAAGGCTAAGAATGAGGCTAACGTTTGATATAGAAACTGACGGTCTTGATGCGACTAAGATATGGTGTCTAGTAATACAAAACCTAGACACTAATCGCATCATGAAATATACTAATGAATCAGATAAATATGATGGACCTATTGAAATGGGTCTATCATTATTACAAAATGCAAAGTTACTTGTAGCACATAACGGTATAGGTTTTGATGCATTAATAATTAAACAATTATATGATATTGATTTGTATGATGGAGATAGATTCTTTGATACATGGATAGCATCTCAAGTACTAAATTACAGACGACCACATAAACATGGGTTAGCTGGATGGGGTGAGTGGCTTAAGTATCATAAAGGTAACTACGATGATTGGTCACACTTCTCTGAAACAATGATGGACTATTGTGTAAGAGATGTTAAACTAAACTCTATAATATACAGACATCTTTTAGTAGAGCTAGGTAACATAGCAGAAAAGAATCCATTAATACGTAAAGGTTTACGAAATGAAATGGCTGCTGCAAAGTTTGATGCAGAATGTAGATATACTGGCTGGGCTTTCAATAAAAATAAAGCTAACTTATTGCTAGATAATATTGAAAGAAACATGCATCACATTGAAAAGATTATTGAACCTAAGTTACCACCAGTTACTAGGTTAATTGATAAGCGACCTAAGACAGCTAAGTATACTAAGAAAGGTCACTATACTGCAGCTACTGCACGTATGCTAAGTGAGTATCTTAACATGGATATTAAACCTGAAGATACACGTAGATGGCCTGCAAATAAAGAGTTTCAAAGAAAAGAAACTAAGAAATCTAACATGGGTAACTTAGCACAAGTTAAAGAATACTTATATTCAATCGGATGGAAACCTGATGATTGGAAAATGGAAAGAATAGGTAGAGAGTTTGTTAAGAAAACACCTAAGCTTACTAAAACTTCTTTAGAAAAACTTGGTAACGAAGGTATAATGATTGATCAATGGACTACATTTAGATCACGTAAAGGTGTTGTTGAAGGCTGGCTTAATAACTTAAAAGATAATAGATTGCATGGTAAACTATGGATAGTAGGTACTCCTACATTCAGATGTCGTCATGAAGTTATTGCTAATCTTCCAGCAGCTGATGCTACACTTGGTAAATCAATTAGAGAATTACTAGTAGCTGAACCTGGTAGAAAGATTGTAGGTGCTGACTCTAGTGGTAATCAATTTAGATCACTAGCACATTACGTTAAATCAGATAGTCTTACAAATCAAATACTTGATGGAGATATACATCAGTATAACGCAGATATTATTAAGACAGATAGACGTACTGCAAAGACCTGGATCTATGCATTTCTATTTGGTGCTGGTGCTACTAAGCTTGGTAAAGTACTTACAGGTAAGGGTAATCTAAATGCTGGTAAAGAATCTATCGAAAGATATGGTGATGCTATACCTGGTTTGAAAGCTTTGAAAGATAGATTAACTTCTATATGGAATGTAACAGATTGCCATAGCTCTAGTGTTGAAGGTTATGTACCTGGTCTTGATGGTCGTAAAGTTTTTGTACCACAGGATTATCAAACTCTTAATTACTTATTACAAAGTTGTGAAGCTATCACTACTAAAGCTGCATTACATTATCAGATGCGAAAGATTAAGGAAGAAAAACTTAACGCTGATCCTAGACTTTATTATCATGATGAAGTAGCATGGTCAGTAGCAGAAGAAGATGCTGAAAGAGTATTAGAAATACTTACAGAATCATTTGCCGAAGGTCCTAAAGAAATGGGCGTAGATATTATGGCAGGTGAAGGTACAATAGGTAATAACTATGCAGAGGTACACTAATGATTGTAGATATTAATGTAACAAAAGACTTTGTTAATCAAAGAGATGCTCGTGCTGAGAAGTATAATCCACGAGGACGTTCACTAGAACAATTAAAACTTGATATTGAATGTGAAATATTTGAATGGCACATGATTGATAGAGGTACATGGAAAGACCATGATGCTTGGCAAGTCGATGGTGTTGATCAGATATGGGGTAATGTTGATGTTAAGTTTATTAAAACTTGGTACAATATACCATGTAATAAAATGGTTTACTTACTAAAGCAAAGAGATATAACTAATGCTTTTATATTTTGCGAATGGAAAGATAGACCACAAAGATTATTAGAAGTAATGGACACTGTTAAAGTAAATACTCTTGGTGTACTAGAATACTGGGAGTTAATTGATTTAATTAAACCTTCTAAGTTTAACGGATTTTACGCAGATATTCGTAAACATTTAGAAAGAAAGGACAAAGATGAAAAATAAATTTATGTTTGTAGATACTGATTCTATATTCTTTAAGGTTGCATATAAATCTAAGAATCAATCTGAACTAAGACGAAGCTACAATGCTTTCTGTAGAAACATGGAATTAGAAATAAGAAATAAACTAATCAATCCATTTGATGACACTGAAAAGCTAACAGTTTTATATGCAGTTAAAGGTAAAGGTAATTTCAGAAAAGATTTGAGTGCTGATTACAAATCTCAGCGCCCTGAATTAGATAAAAGTATTAAAGATAAACTGAATTACTTACACAAATATTCAGTAACTAAAGGTGCTATTCAAGCTGATGGCATGGAAGCTGATGATCTAGTTTCTATATGGGCTTATGAAGCGCTAGATAGAAAAGATGAGTACGTAATTTGCGGTATTGATAAAGACTTACTACAAATACCTGGTCATCATTACAACTACGGTAAAGATACTTGGCAGCTTATCAATGAAGAAGAAGCTTTACATAATCTATATCTTCAATGCTTAACTGGTGATAACATAGATAATATACCAGGTCTTAAAGGTATTGGCCCTAAGAAAGCCGCAAAGATATTATCTGGCGTACCACTATCAAGACAATGGAATAAGATTAAACAAACCTGGAGAGAGCATGAAAGATCTCAGCAGGAGTTAACGCTTAGCCATAGACTTCTAAGCATGCTTAAATCATGGAGTGAATATGAAGATCTTAGAACACACATTCAAAATAAAACCCCTATCAGCAAACCAAATGACGTACAGGAACAAAGCGATAAAGCAAATCAAGTACGTTAATTATCAGAATGAATTAAGAGATGAACTCAAAGGAGTTGAATGGCCATTTGAACCATCACAACTCCTAGAGTTTGAAATTATTGCTGGAGTATCTAATAAAGCAGCTGACTTAGATAATATAGTTAAGCCTTTGTTAGATACTTATCAAGGTATATTTGAAGAGTTTAATGATAATAAAGTTTATCACATAAAATTATATAAACAATTAACAAATAAAGGTGATGAGTATTTATATGTAAGAGTAGAAAGATATATAAATGCTTTACCATTAACTGTAGTAAACAACAAAGAGTTGTTAGAAAGGACAGTACAAAGTGGGAAATTATAAACAAACAGCGTGCCCAGAATGTGATTCATCAGATGCATTTACTATCTATGACGATGGCGCATACTGTTTTTCATGTCAATATTCAACTAAGAAAGTAAACAATATGAATGAGTTAGAACCTGTTGCTAAACCTAATAATAGCACAACACTTAATGAAATCCATGAGTTAAATAGTTTTGCAATTACTTCTCGTGGTATAAGTAAACAAGTAGTAGATCACTTCGGAATTAAGATGGCTGTAAATCCTGATGGTTCTGGTGGCTCACACTTTTATCCGTATACAAATAACGGTAAGCTTGCTGCTTATAAAGAACGTAAATTACCTAAAAGTTTTATAGCTCACGGTAATTTTAATGACGCCGAATTGTTTGGTCAATCAGTTTCTAGTGGTGGTAAGTCACTTGTAATAACTGAAGGCGAGCTAGATGCATGTGCAGTGGCACAAAGTTTCCTAGATAAATACAATAGAATATTTCCTGTAGTATCTATACCTAGTGCTACAGGTTGTAAAGTAGTACTAGCACAACGAGAATGGATTAGAAGATTTGAAACTGTAATATTATTCTTTGATCAAGATGAAGCTGGTAAAGCAGCAACACAGAAAGTAGCTAAGATAATTGGTGCTGGTAAAGTTAAAGTTGCTAAGCTACTAGAGAAAGATCCATGCGAACAACTACTTAAGCATGGTTCAGCTAGCTTACTACAAAGCTACTGGGATGCAGAGACTTGGTCACCCGCTGGTCTAGTAATGGGTGAAGCTATATGGGAACAGTTTCAACAACGACAAAAGACTAAGTCAAGACCTTATCCTAATTGTTTAGCAGGACTAAATGAAAAGCTTAAAGGTATTAGACAAGGTGAAATTACTTTGTTTACTAGTGGCACTGGCTCTGGTAAATCTACAATTGTTAAAGAAATTATACTTGATTTGCTTGAAGAAAAGACAGATGCTGATGGAGTAATAGAAGAGTCTAACAAAGTAGGTTTGATATCACTTGAAGAAAGTGTTGGTGATACTGCTGAAAAGTTTATTGAAATGTCATTGAATCAAAAGCTAGATAATGCAGATGACATATCAGAAAATGCATTGAGACATGGCTTTGAGAAAGTATTTGGTGATGAACGATTAGTATTACTAGATCATCAAGGTTCTGTAGGTGACTCAACACTAACCGATAAGATAGAATACATGTGTCTAATGGGTTGTAAGTATCTTGTACTAGATCACATTACTATTGCTGTATCAGAAGGAGCTGAAGGTTTATCTGGTAACGAAGCAATCGATAAAGTAATGAGTGACTTACTTAAGATTACTAAGAAACATAATGTATGGTTATGTTTAATATCACATCTAAGAAAAGCTCCTGGAGGTGGTGCTTCATTTGAAGAAGGTAAGCTAGCATCAATTGATGATATTAAAGGTAGTGGTTCTATCAAACAAATATCATTTGATATAGTAGCATTCGCTAGAAACCTAGTAGCTAACAATGAAATTGAACGTAACACTATTAAATTTAGAGTATTGAAATCTAGATTTACAGGTCTTACAGGTTCAGCAGGTGCAGCTATGTATGATAACAAGACGGGGAGACTAACTTCAACTAATATTTTCTCGGAGGTTTAATGAGCAACTATACAGATGCAGTAACTAAACAAGACAGATACGATAAGTTGTATTTAAATATTGCAAAAGAAGTAAGTAACATGTCACACGATACTGATAATAAAGTTGGTGTCGTTATAGTTAAAGATAACAATATACTTGCATTCGGATTTAATGGCATGCCTACAGGTATGGATAATGAATGTAAAAATTCTAATGGATCTACAAAGAAAGAAGTTATACATGCAGAAGCTAATGCATTATGTAAGATAGCAAAGGGTACAGGGAGTTCAGAGGGTGCTACATTGTATAGCACTCTCTCACCTTGTATTGAATGTGCTAAACTTATAATGCAAGCAGGTATAACAAGAGTTCTTTTTAATGAAACGTATACTGATG